TGCGCTTTCTTTGATGGTGTCCTCGTCTTCGAGGGTGAGCTTGAGCTTTTTATAGATGTTTAACGGATCATTCGCAACGATTTTGTCAATTGCGCGCTCAATTTCATAGGCATTTTCATTGTCTGTGAATTGAGAGGACGTCTCTGCCAGCCGCATAAGCAGACCAGAAGAGTTATAACCATGATCCGTATCGTACCGATACCACTGATCGAACTGGTCATACGGATTGTACGGGTTGTCGATCGTAGTCAAAAAGCATCGAACCATAATTCAAAGCCTTTCTGAAATGTTTTTATTTGTTGAGCGCACTATAAACTGTGGATTCTGGCACACCGCAAGCCTGCGCGATTTCTTTGTACGTGTATCCGCTGCGGAGCATCGCTTTTACTTTGCTCATCTTAGCAGAAGACATAACAGATGTCGTTTTCGGCATTGCGCGCTTTACGATTTCGTCAGAATCCGAAGAATCGAGAAACTTCGTCAACATGTTGTCCGAAATTGCGCCAGCCTGAACAGCTTCCCACTCCTTATCCGTGAAGGTCACCTTGGACTTGCGGCCGCTTGCACCGACAGAGTCACGTGCACGTTGCATTTCAACAGACGAAATCTTCTTGATTTCTTTCTTGTCTTCCGTGTTTTTAGGGTCGAGGCCCTGTTCCTGGATTTTCGCTTTGATATTGGAATTTGCAATCAGCATTGCCTTACGCTCTTTGGGCTTATTGGCGATCATTCTGTTATACTTTTCCTTCAAAGACGCAACCTCAGGAGCGTATGCTTTGGCGGCGGATGGACTATACTCCAAGCCCTTCATGTTAGCAGCCTCTTTGCGAGCCTGGTTAGCCATGGCTTTGAGCTTATTGGAAAAGTCTGCATACAGGTTCTCCTGGATCGTGCCAGACGACAGAGTGCGGGCGTCCTTCGTCTCAGAGATAAGACTTACCGTATCCTCAGCGATACGTTCCTTGCCCGTCTTGGGATCGGTAAAAGTACGTCCGCTCTCTTTGTAGATAAACTCGCCTGTATCCTTATCAACACGGATGCTGCCACGACGCTCAGGAACACGAACCGTCTGCTTACGGCGGGATAGCAGGGTGGATGCGCCACCATACTTAGTGTTGCCGTCCTCGTCAACACGAATCTGCCACTTCTCTTTCAGCTCCTGGATTCCATTCTCTTTTTCAGAGCGCTTGTAGTCCAGCTTGTGCTTCTCGGCATCAATAACAACCATCGAATGCTTGACTGCACGAGCCAATTCATCTTCTGATGCGCCACGCAAAGTCATATCAGTGATGAGGTTGGAGATCACGCCCATCTCACGCTGCTTCTCTTCCTTCTTCATGATACGCACATGATTGGGATTGCCTTCGGGTACAGCATACGCAGTCTTAGGATCAAACCCCTCAAGTGCTTTTAGCGGCCGCGTAGATTTGATGGGCACCTTATCGCTGATAGGGATGGTCATGACGGTATCACCGTCGAAGTCGGCACCAGACAGGCGCTCTGCAACCTTTGCGTTGATGCCGATTGCATCCTGGATCTGCCCAAGATTACGCTTACCATGCAGATTCTTATTGTTTACCGTAACAATAGGAATTTCAAAAGTGCCTGCATGAGGATAACGAATCAATGCAAGCTGAGTGCCGTTCTCATAAGTCGGGCAGTAGGCTTCGTTCTCCTTGATCTTATTGATCGGCAGGATAACTTTGGTCGATTGTCCGGGGAATGCCGATGCTTTCAGAGTCATCGACGTACCTTCGCAGGTATCCGCAAAGTCGTTCAGCAGCTTCTTCTTGACCGTCGGGTTATCATAGTGCATGATTTCATCATACTGCGCTTGATAATCCGCAACCGTAAACTTCAGCTGATTCTCAATCAGCTTTTTGGGCTGCTTGGATAGAAACTGAGAGGAAACGTTTCGGGACATAGTATCCCAATCCCCTTCTTCTTTCAGTTTATTGATGGGCGACAGATGTTCTTTGCCATCAGCGCCAATGTACATACTCTGTCCGTTAGCTTTGATGGCTGCACCAAACGGGTTATCCGGGTCAGCTTTCGCTTCCTTCAAGACTTTCATCTTGGGTGTACCGGACGGTTTGTTGGTGTTGAACATGACATCAATACCATCAGGGAGATCATCCGAATAGACTGCCATGCCTTTCAGATAATGGTCTCCATCCACCAAAATACGAACCTGCGCATAGTGGCTTTTGCCGAGATCCAGATCAGGAACGCCACGACGAATTTCCATTACGCCGTCTTTGTCCAGACCGCCCTCGCCACCATAACGAATAGCAACGCGGCTTGAGTCTAGACTGGACGGGCGCTGCAGCTTCGTAAAAGTGTCCCCACCATCATCAGAATGATAATCACCCAAAGAGTCGATCTGGTCCTGATGCTGATAAGCGTACTTTTGGTCAAACTCTGGCTTGGCCAGCACCGTGATATTCGTTTGCTGGCGAATATTGGTCGGCTGCCGGATACCAACGCCATAGCGCTTGTATCCGTATTCTGCCTCCAAGGTGTAAGCAGCATTAGAAAGTTCGGTTTCTGTCACGCCAAGTACCTGATTGGCACCTTCGGAAATATCAACCATACCTTTTTTATCTACTTCTTTTTTCAAGGTATTGGCAATATTTTCAGCACGTTTGGCTTTTTGGTCGATATTTCCGGCATATTTTGACCGAACGCTCGATTCACTCATACCGAGTTGGTTCGCAATCTCCGTCCAACCGAGCCCTTTGTTGTCTTTCAGGTCCTTGATCTGCTCGTATTCAGACTGCTTCCGCAAACTGATTGCTTTACTTCTCGCAACCCGAAACTCAGTAGGGCTCAGCTGATACTCCTTGGGGAGTGTGTCGTTTATGGCATTGATGATGTCCTTTTCGGACAGCCCTTTTTTCTTCAGTGTCTCAATACGAGACAGAAAATCGCCAGAATGCTGATAAGGATTATCACCAGAACCCCACGGATAGCGACCAGAATGACGTTTGGTGCCATAGTGCTCCAAAACGCTTTCGTTGAAAGGAATGCCAAAATAGGCGCGGACATCTTTCTCGATCTGGTTCATGCTACTGCTCCTAACTTCAATTCTGCAATTACCTTATCAAACTCGCGAATCTTCTCGATGATGGGGTCAATATCCTCATACGTAGGATTTTCGATCCAAACATCGTCATTCTGGTAGATACGAGCCTCGAACTGAATATCTTTCGGTCGAATCCCGTATTCCATGCAGAACAGAGCAGCATAAATAAAGAGCTGTTCCATATGCGCAGGAACAGCTCCGGTTTTAAGATCATGGATGCGGAGAAAATCGTCGTTGAACGAAATCGCATCCGCAGTTCCAAAGCAGTTCTCACTGTAATAGAGAACCATCTCAGGAATCATGCGAAAGCCAATTGCGTCATTGACATAGGCATTGAGCGTCTTTTTGCTTTTAGGCAACTTCTGTCGGAGCGTAATGCACTCTGCTGCAAATGCGTGAAGCCTCGTGCCTTTTTCTTTTGCTTGAAAGCTCAAGTACGCATCGGCCAAACGCTGTGCGTCGTAGTTGAGCCAATGATACTTACTAGCTCCCAGAAACGCGTGCTGCCCTGTGAGCCTCGAATGATCGTTCCATTGCATTGAGTATCTCCTCCTTGTTTTCGGGATAGATAAAGGCCGCAAAGCTCATCTCGCTCATATGCTGAACATAATAGTCCTGGTTCGGGCGATGAGATGCTTTTGCTGACTTTTTACCTTCCAATGCAGCCCATGTGTCCTCATGCAAAATCAAGAGATCCGGGATACCCTGAATCTCGTTTGGATCAAGATGAACAACCATGCAGCCAGGAAAGCGTTCTTTCAGTTCCTTTACCAATCCTGTCTTAAATTTGTTTTCGAGCATAGTACAACCTCCAAAATGAAAGGAATAGTGCGTAAGACGCATTCTATTCCCCCCATAAAAGGGGATGTTTTTATCGCGGTGGTTTTTGTGAAAAAGTGTGAATTTCTGTGAATTTTGGACAAAGAAAAAGCCCCTGCGTTATTAGCGCAGAGACTTTTACAATTAACAGTATTACCGCTTAGAACCCATCGAAATCATATTCATTATGCGGAACATGTAGGTTTTCATAGCGACCATCTAACCATTCAGGTTCAGGCTCAAAGTCATCGGCATAGCTTGCTTCTTCTGTTGGGGAAGATGCGATATCTATGTCTCTCTCCTCGATTTCGCTCTCGCATTCTGGGCATACCCAAAGCTCACCGTGCTGTTCCATTCGGCAATGACAATCCCAGCACCAATGTTCGCCTGTGGGTTGATCATAGCCCGGAGTATGAATCACACGGTATTCAAATGCGCCATCCGGATGTTTCACCCACAGAACTGGTAGACCCAATTCCAAGGTGCTGTAAACCCAAACCTCATCGCCATTTGGAAGAACATCGCGTCCCTCGTAAGAACAGTCGTGTACCCGCCAGTTTTCAGCCAACTCGTCCATGTAGTCCATGCTCTTTACCTCGTAGAATCAGAAGCATTACGTTCGTACACTGTGGTTCTATGATACATCTATGGGCAAGTTTTTTCAAGTCCCAAAATAGCGCTGGCCAAAAACCCGTTTTTCAGTGTCAATTACTATATATAATTTTTCATTTTTTTTATTAACTAAAAGAAAAAAGTGGGTTTTTGGCCAAACCGCATAATTTTAACGAATAATCGTTATTTTTTGTGGCCATTTTTTCTAATTTTTTGGCCACGAACTGGGTTTTTGGCCACGAAAATGACAAATTTTGATGCTTTATCACAAAAATTCACAAAAAGCGGCAAATTAAAATGGGTAGACAGAGCAATCAAAAGAATCCTTTCGAACCAAGAAGGCATATAATCATGAATACTGCAAAACCAACCGCACCAATTATAAGCCCTTTGTTCTCTTCTTTAATATCCTCTTTTCGCTTCTTTTCTTCCATCTCCATCTTCTTGAGCTCCAGCTCTTTCTCAGCCTTCACTCGCTGGACTTCCGCTTCATTTACATACCGGTGCGTCTCCTGATAATCATCCAACCGAACCTTCGTCCCGCAGAACTCGCAAAACATAAAGTCCCGGTTGTCATCTTTCACCGTCAGTTCAGCACCACAGCTGGGGCATTTTACTGTCCGTGCCATAAAAGCACCTCCTCATTAAACTTGGTATAAGAATATCATGGAGACTCACCATCGTCAAGATTTACGGCGGCAATTCCCAAATAATCGTATTAAACCTTTTCATTATTTCACATTCCACTCAATAATGACATTGTTCCAACTCGCACTGTATCGTTTGTCATTGATTTGGACTTTAATCCTATAATCGGTTGAGCTCATCCAGAACACATCACCATCGCCTTCTACGTACACATCTCTAGTGTTCGGATAGTAAATTGTGATGTGATACTCCTGCTCGTCGCTCGCGGTGCTCTTGCTCTCAGCCCGTTTTGAGCATCCGCACAACCAGATACTCAGACACAGCATCAGCGTACACCAAATCAGGCATATCGCTCGATTCTTATTATTCATAACTCATCAGCCTCCTTGCCGCTGCGTAGAGGAATTTCTTAACCGACCACGTATTCACACGATATTCAACGCGCAGTTTCTCCAATTCCGGATTCGGATACTCTCCTGCCCGGAACTCCATCATATCCATTGCCCTACGAAGTCTCCGATCCGCAGAACCTGGGCTACAGCTGAACTTATCTGCCAGATTGCACTCAACATCTGCCAGCGAGATGAATTGATGAACCTCCAGGTCGTGAATAACCAGTTCAATTGCCTCGCCCAGCAAGTCTCCGCCAAAGGTAAGCACAGGAGCCCTCATCTGGATTAGAAAATCATACGTTTTCTGCTGCATTTCTTGCCACCACATCCTTTCCCACTCAGGTTTTCATAATAGCATTTGCTGCATGAACCAGATATGTGGTACCGTCAATCGTGATTTGCAACTGATCGCCTTCGTAATCGGTCCAGTTGTCCACTTTGCCTTCAATGATGGTTCTGTCAGGCAGCTTAATCTGTGCCCAGGAGTAGGTAAAGGTCGTATCAAACACCTTATAGTTTCCACAACTGCATAACCCGATGCAGCCAACGAGCATCATCATACATGCAACGACGCAAATAATACGATTTTTCATAGTTACTTCTCCACACTTTCCTTTCCCGTCTGGTCATCCTCCGGCCAGTATGTGTAAATATCATCGAACACCACCGGGATCTTGCTCTGCAGTTCCTTCAGCAGCGGGCACATCAGCTCTCTCATCTGAGGATGGGCCGCCACAGGAGTACGCAGCTTGAAGATGTTGCGCCACTCACGGTAGTTGGCCGTCACCACGATCTCGGTCTTCAGGCACAACGGTAACACACAACGAGCCTGTTCGGGACGCATACCGAGTGCGATCATATCCTTATAAAGGATTTCCGCAGATTCGCAGGAATCAAGCCAAGTGCTGCCAGGCGTATATTCTGCGCTTTCACAGTTCTTGTCAGTGTCGGTCACATCAATATAAAACGGCCGAATAAAGCTCAGCTCTCCGCCAAATTTCTCCTTCGAGTAGTTGCAGTACCGGGTGCTCTCCTGTGCAAAAGAAGCAATGCGGTGCCGCACCAGCTCATTGGCCACACCACGGTCGCACGTAAACAGCACGCTCAACTGAGAATGCTCCAGCATAGCCTCATGCCCCTGTTTCACCAGAAAGCCCACCAGCTTCTTTGCCGACTCACCGTCCGGAGTGATCTTGTCTTCGCTCTTGTAGCAGACACGGGCCACCCGCTCGATCTGCTGGAGCTCTTTGATGCCACCCTCAGAAATATCGGTGAGGATTTCGTACTTAGGTTCAATGATTTTCATAATTAGTTCTCCTTTTCATCAATGAATCAATGATTTCAAGCTGCCGCAGGCTCTTTCCATTACCTCTTTGGGCCACCATGCTGATGTCAATATCCTCGATCGGGATAATGTATCCGAGATGAGCCAGTTGCTTATGGTCGCAAGTTTCCACCTTCGGACACTTCTGGCATTTAGGTGCAAGTATCGTAAGTGCTCCGAAGTCGTTGTTCATGTTGTCCACTCCGATATCATTTTGCACTCCCAATCCCCACAGATATCACCCGAAGCATGTTTCTTTGCAAACGCCATGCCCTTCTTGATGGCCTCCTGCTTATTCTCTGCTTTGACTTCAAAAGCCTGATGCCCACCACCATTGTCGGTACATTCAAACCAAAATGTGTACTTCATATATCAGCCAGCCTTTCTCTATCAGGATCTCGCAAAATAGAATCCCAGTCTCTAATAAGTTTCCGTAAGCCATGATCATCTGCTATTGGGTTCATCGTTTCTTCATCATATTGCACTATGACACTGCCTGCTTTATCGCATCCAAATTCGCAATTCCGACACTGAATCTTATACTTGATTTCCAGGCGTGTCCCAGTGGTCACTGTTCCGTATACAGTTGGCCTCACTTTTGAATAGCATACCGGACAACATCTCATATAAAATCCTCCAAAATCGAGTTAAGCAGAATCTCCAGCACCCGGTTTATGCCCGCCACCACTCGATATGGCCACGGTTCTTTCGGTTCCACCCGGACAGGGTTATCAGACTTTCTCAGCGCACCATAAAGCCACCTGTCGAACTGCCTAAGTGAAATATCATTCTCCATGCACCATTCACGAGCATCTGCGTAGCTAATGTCACCATTTATGCAAAGCTCGACCGCATCACGCAACTTAGCGTTCGGCTTAATCAGGATATCTTTTTGAAGCTCGTAATCCTCAAAATACAAGTCCTCGCGTGACCAGTCAGACCTGCGAATAACTTGTGCATAAGCTTTGCCATCCGCATAAAGTGTCGTAATATCCTCATCAATGTCAATTCGAGGACAATCGTACCTCCATATGGCCTCAACAACTTCTTCATAGTCAATCATATCGTACCTCACAGCAGAATTCCGAACAGAATGAACCAGATTATCTTCAGCGTAAATGCAATAATGATCAGCCACGCGCAGATGGCCGCTGTCGCCGCCAGCAAATGTCCAAGGAATGTACCGAATTTCTCCCAAGTCATACCACACACCTCCTTGCAGCATCCAGACGGCTCTCCGCAGCGTTCAGCTCGAAGATAGCAGCCGTGATAAACTCCGGATCACAGTTTTCAAAGTGGTTCCGGGCTACCTCAAGATCCTGCATGGCATCTTTCAGCGTGTTGACTGTCGAAATCATCGGCTCTGTCCAGAATATCTTTTTGACGAAATCAGCGATTTTTCGCAGCATTTCTACACCTCCACATCTTTGTGACCTGACGAGCCGTGAGCCAGCCCTCAACATCATCATGGCCAAGTGCCTGCGTGCCCATCATCTCGATAAGCCCCTGCTCAAAGCCATAGGAACCCCAACCCCAAATGCCATCCCAGATACGATTTCCAGCAGCATCATATGCAATGATTTGCTCACCACCATCGTGTCGTCCGCCCGGAAGATACTCCTGATAGTCCGGTCTGTCCATCTCTGGCCAGCGACGTCCATAAGTATGCGGAACCTTAGCGTGCTTCAGCAGAATATCCAGCTTCTGCATCTCGGTCATGTGATTCCAAACCCGGAGTTTCCAGGTTTTCTTAGACATGTTTCTCATTTTGCCGCTTGCTCCTCCTGATACTCTACGATTTTGGTCACTTCGCTCTGAACCCGGCATAAGAAATCACACGCACCGAAGCAACCGCATTCCGCCAATGCCTCGGCAATATCGCCCAAAATATCCATATCGGTTCTTGTGAGATTAACTTGAGGAATAACTTCAATGTTCTCCTCTGTGATAAATGGGGTATAGTCCCCACAATGGCAGCATTTAATGTTCATACGTTGCATACAAGCATCTTCCTTCAAATATAGATTTTCAAATTGTCCTACAGAATATCTTTCTGACATACTCAGCGATTTTTCGTAGCATTTCTACACCGCCGCTCGTTGATATCAATTACTTTCGTTGCGGCCAATCTCGAATACTCATTCAAGGCGTTGCGAATCACCTCAGATTTTGTTTGTCCTGTACGTTCACAAACATTGGCAAGCAGAGTATTTTCTTCTGGGGTCAGTCGAATTTTAACTGCTACATTTCTCACAATCTCTTTAGGTGGTCTGCCTCGCATGTATTTCACTCCTTTTATAAAAAATAAAGAGCCGCAGATTTCTCCACGGCTCTCGCCTTTCAGTTAATTATTCTCAGCTTTTGTCGTCATCTTTGCTATTTCATTAGCACCTGTCATAAACATCTTGCCAAATAAGTTCTTTTCGTTTTTCTCGACATATTTCACATATCCGAGAGCGTCACCTTCCAAATCAGTGCACCCACCGTGTTCGGCTGCATAGCCAATTACCACGCCTGCTCCTTCGCCGTACCAAATGCCTAACTTCCAAATTGCAAATGCACCAATGTAAAGCACTCCCGCCTTTGCCATAGTCGTCATGAATTTGTTCATGTTCATAATTCGTACCTCCAAAATATAATTTCGAGACTAATCATCTCATAAAGGAGCCTGTTATTATCGCGCCTTCTCCTCAAACTTCAAAGGCTTTACCGTTCCCTCCCGCGCACCCTCCGTCAGGCACTCATTGCAGGGCTCATCCGTCTCCAGTACCTTGAAGTTCTTGCACTTCGGACAGTAGGTTGCATAGTCCACTTCGCGTTTCCAGTCATTCATACAATAATTCCTCCCATTTCGTCCCAGACAGGATGCAAAACCATAATTTCCTGATCACAATCAGGACATCTCAAAAATGCTGCGCCAGTTGCATCAAACCTTACCTTTTCAGGATGACAAAGCTTCAACCCACGAGAAGTCTCCTTAGCCAGTGTTTTTCCGCAATAGCAGTGCACATTTTCATCTTCTTTTTTCTGCCCTTCTTCGGCATTTGGACTTACAGGAGGAGTCCACCGCTTTATGCCGCCACAATGAGGACAGGTAAAGGACACTTCGTTTTCACCCGTCCAGTGTCCTGTCACTTCTGCAAATGTGTGATTGCAGTATTTGCACTTCCAAGGGTGACTCACCCATTCTGGCTTTTCCTGCTTTTTTACACGAAACCTATCATCCAACTCCGGGTGCGTCTCCCGCTGGTTCAGTGCCCACAGCAGGTTCCAGCAGGCAGCACGCAGGTGGTCTTCGTCGTCCATCCCGACCATGTACTTTGCCAGATGCCGAGAAGCACTGTCCAGCAGCGAATGCAGCGGGATACCCTTATCCACATTGTGCTCGCCATACTTCAGGGCACCTTCCTCACAATGCTTGCTAACCTCCATGATGCCGTACCAAGGCAGAAGGTCCATCCGCCCCTTCCCAGCGTGCATGTCACGCTTGGCACCGGTTTCAAATTCGGTGCGGTCTCCAGAATCTTTAATCATTTCCTTTTCCTCCATGTGTAATAAACAGCATAAAGCTGGTTGTGTTCTTTTAGTCTATTGACAATTTGTTTGCCGATTTCGATATGCGCTCTTGGAGCAAATAATTGTTCTGGAGCATTGATGCAACAGTAGCGCTCACTGAAAGGAATATGTTTTTCGCTTCGATCAACCAAGAAACGACCTGTAAAAACACCGTCATCTCTGATGCAGAGATATTTCCAAATAGCAGACAGTGGGCTGCTGTCGTAAGGAACAAATGTCGCATTGTGCTCTCCAAAGTGCGTTACACGATGGCAATTAGCATTGATAACTTTGACAAGCTTCTTTCTGATTTTCTTTGAAATATTTCCCATTAGCAGAACCTCCTGATTCTCCCCTGCATAACCTTGTTGGGAATATCCAGCCACCGGATTTTGCATTTGTCCTTGTAGTCAGGGCGCAGCTTCTGCAGAATCATCTTCAATGGCTGCCTCTTAATTTCTTCAATCAAGTCCATGAGACAAGCCGTTACTTTCTCGAAGTATTCTGCAATCGCATTTAAGGCATCTGCTATTTTCTCCCAGGTCGTCGCAGTAAGCCTTAAAGAATCATAAATATCGCGCTTGGCACCGGTTTCAAACTCCGTGCGATCTCCAGAATCTTTAATCATTTGTCTTCCTCCTTTTTGAATCCTTGAAAGTCTCCTATCCCCAAGCTTCCATCTTTACAATGGTGAACGTCACGTACATGCGCACCAATTCCACAGCCCTTCGGATACCATTTGCCATCATAGGCTGCACCCGAAACGGATTCAATTGCCGTGTTTTCACTACCAGTCGTAATAGACTCAAATAATTCTCCGCACAAGCGGCACTTGTAAATTCCATGAAACAGTGCCATCAGTTTTCCGCCTCCAATTTTTCAATAATTTTCCCAATCACGCCAATAACATAATTTCCAAGGAAATTCTGAAAAGCAGCATCATTGGTGGCGCGAAGCATCATTTTGAGCGCCAACTCATCAGAAACTGCGTAATCAGTCATTTCTTTGTTGGCTTTTTCTACGATTTCCTTGGTAAACAGTTCTCGAATATCATTACTCTCCATAAAATTTCCTTTCGTTAAATGCCTTCTTCGAGTTCAGCGCCCTCGAAATTGCCAGATCAATCCCTGCCCGGCTCTTCAGGTGGTAATACCAGAGATCCTTGTACGGCGTGTTTAGCCGGTCGATACGCCCAGACGCCTGTTCCATGATCTTGTAGGAGTAGTTCTGACTGTAAAATATAATTGTATCTGTCTTGATACAGTTCCAACCTTCTGCCCCGGCGTTATATTGTACGAGATAGACCCATCGCTCTCCATCCGGAATCGGTTGATGCTTATGCCCGTTCCATTGTGCTACTTCCACGCCTTCGTCATAGGCCAGATTCAGCAGAATATCCAGCTCATAGTCAAAGTTGTAGAAGATGATGACTCTGGGCCGGGTCATGCAAATATCCAGCACTTCCCGCTGGCGGCTCTCATCCGAATTGACGAGCTTCCGCAGCAGATAGCAGAACTCGCTGGCTGTCTCAATTGGCTTGTTCTCCCAAAGATTCCACCGGTTCTTGCAGATCGACATGTATTTCATCTTGTTATAATCTACGAAAATATTTTCATGGTGAGACACCGTCGAACGTTCAAAATCCATATCGACCAAGACCCGTTCCCGCAGCCTTACCAGACGCTGGGTATTCAAATATCGGTCGATCTTTGGATACTTTGTGCAGAATTGGCTATAAACCACATGCTGGTTATTGAAGTCTGACCGATTACGGTAAAATCCATTTGCAATGAACACCGGAATATAATCTGTCCAGCAATCGCCGGGGGTCGCGCTGAGCAATATCCATTCATTGCTCTGCGTGATTTTCAGGAAAGCCTTTACCCATGTACCCTTCCCGACGACTCGCTGCTCGTCAAATATAAAGAACGCATTCTTTGCACCAACATACTTTCCAACGTTATTCCAGGAATCTACAACGACGGTATGCTCATAAACATCATGCTCTTTATCCGTAGACATGTAGAAATGGGCCAGTTCTTCATCCCATTCGCCAGTATCTCGTTTCCGAGCGGTCGTGATGATGTACAAATCCGGCGGTTCTGTCATCTTAACGTAATTTTCCGTGTTCACTATCCCATCAAATAGCGTATAATAGAACGCCAAACTGGTTCTCGATTTTCCGCTTCCTACGCCTCCACATAAGATGCAGCCAATTTTCATCCGTTTGAGTGCATCCAGCTGGTAGTCGTAGAGCGTTACGCCTGCCATCAGTTTCATTACCTCCATTCCTTGTGCACATGGATCGAAGTTTTTCTACAGTGATTTTCGTAGGCCAGCAGTGCGATAGTCGCCTCCTGTTCGTCTTCGCCTTCACCATAGACTGTGTAAGCAAAAATCTCCTTGCCGTTTTTCGTAAAGACCTTCCACTCTTTCTTAGTAGAGTCCGTGCTTTTTGCAGTAGGACGCATATTGCAAGCCCTCCTTATCAGCTTCGCGCATGATATCCTGAAGTGTGAGTTTCTTCGGCTTCGGTTCGTCTTTTTTCAGGAACCGAGCCTTTCTGCATTTCTCGCAGTACCTTTGGCCAGGATAAACGGCGTACATCATCACCCCGCAATCCATACATGGCTTGTCGATCTTCCAAACTTTTGCCACAAATATCAGTCTCCTTTTTGTTTTGAGTATTTGTGAGTCATGCGGGAATCGAACCCGCCGTACAGCCCATGCTAATGACTCAAATAAAAGAGCCCCAGATTTCTCCAGGACTCTTTGTTCTACATGCGCCTGAAGTTATTGCTCTTCCGGCTCACAGTAGTCGATTTTCAAATGAGATTGACCAGAAGCATCAACTTCTGCCCAGAATTTTTCCGGTCGATGGAACAGCTTCTCGTACTTTTCCAGAAGGTCCGGACTCAGCGATCCAAAATCATCTTCGGTAAGTCCGACGATCAGAAATGTTCCTGCGATGATGTCGATCGGAGTTCCATCATCGGACAAAAGTGTACGGTTGAAATTGTCCATCGAGCAGCCAAGCAACTTGCCTTCTTCATTGCAAATCATGGCTACAGGGTCGTCCCACGGATAGGTTGCCTGAATCGGGCCACCAACTTCTTTCTGCAAGGAGTCCAGACCAAGCGGGATTCGGACGATTTCGGGATAGCAATGCGCTTTGATACGGAGCACTTTAATTCGTTTCATGATGTCAACCTCCAAATCGTTCATAAATATAAATCGAGCTGTCTCCTCTGAGAACGCCATTTGCGACGTGGGCACTCACCGGCTGGAGCATTCGACCAAGGACTGACCCCGGCACTCAATTTTAACGTTAGTACGTCTCAGCCAGGCGTCGGTTGATAACGTCCGGAGCAACATACGCAATATTTACCAGATACTGCGGAATGTCATACAGTTTTGCCGTATAATTCTCTACGATGCACCCGGCAAACTCCTTCTGATCATCGTAGACACCGATAAAGGCGTCTGCTTCCGACATAAGCTGAATGGATTTTCCAAGATACCACAGTTGCTCATGATTGGACGCAGGTGCGTTCTCTGCGATCCACGTGTCTATCACTTCAAACTTCTCGTTGAAGATAGCCTCTGCAATATCACACAGTTGGTTGATCGTGTCATGAATCTGCCTTTCGGTGCGCCCGCGCATCGGGCAGCTGACGAACAGTTTTGCCATAAAACATTCCTCCCTTAGAACGGAATTTCGTTCGGGTCGCTCGGCTCGGCCATGTCTGCTTCCGGTGCAGCATAGCGCGCATACCGTTCTACATACGGATCGGCATCTGCATCCTGCTCGACATACATGACATCCGCATACAGGCTGTACTCGCCCGGAGTGTTGCGCTTCTCCACGAGATTGGCCTGAACGCAGACATTCTTGACCCGAATAAAATCGAGTTGACCGATCGTATCAATGTCACAGAGCAGGCGCTTGCCGGTGGTAGTGATCCAGTACACGTGCGGCGGCCACTTGGATTCCATGTTGATAGTGACCGGAGCAAAGTAGGTCGGCACAAACGGCTCGTCGTAAGTACGCTCCGGATTCGGCTTGGTCTGCCGTACCTTCACACCGAGAGCCACCAACTGATCGGCCAGTTCCTGCGTAGGAATGACCACATTGACGCGGCGCTTGTCCGAGCCAAAGCGGTCGCGGCTGGGGTCACCAGAGAAGTTGGTGGTGAAAATAAAACGAGTATCGTCAATATTGACTTTCTGACGCTTGGTGTACATTTTTATAAATCTCCTTTGTTCTTTTTGATATACTCAATGCGTTCAATCGCATAATTCAGCTTGATAAGAGCATCAATCTGACAGCCATTGAACGCAAGCCCGTTGCTCCGAACCTTATCAAGGTCTTTGATCGTATTCTTTGCTGACCCAATCAGTTCGAGAATTTCGTCCAAAATATCATTTTGGGATTTTTCCTTCGCCTTCTGAGCAGAAGCACCAGCACACCGCTTGGAAGTATCCTTGTAATAGTCCTCCCGGCTGCCCTGAGCCTTCTCAGAGAACTTCCGAATGTGATAATTGTGTAAAATGTCCACATACAGATCTTTGGCGAGGAGCTCCAATTCCCTTCCAGTGTCAAGAGTTATCTCAATCGAAGATAAACGAACGATGCAACCACCCATAATATCGGGGCCATCAATACGTACAACATCGATTACGCCAACGCACCTTCCAGTGTTATCATCAATCAGATACACATTTGTCACCTCACTTCAAAATTTCTTGCAGCTTCATCCTGAATATCATTCCAGGGAGGAGTCCCAGAATCATCGGCAGCGAACCATTCGAAGTCGCCGTATTTGGAGATCTCATCGACAGCTTCATTGACTTCCTTGTCGAAGTATGTCTTGTCGATATCGTCCTCCATGTGGAGTGAATAGACCGCCTCGCTTTCCAGCCAACGGTAATCCTTTGCTCCGGTCACAGAAGCATATTTCCGTTCACCGGTATCAGTCAGGCCCGCTTCCCGCAGCAGCAGAGCGCCGCCCTTTCCCGGAATAATGGGGCAGAACTGACCGACACGTCCAACAAAAATATAATTGTGTTCGCCTTCGGGCAGGTCCTCATTTTTATCCAGATAGATGGCACCCTTCGACACAGTTTTGGTCTCGCAGAGGTCAGGAAACTCGATGGGCTCCTTCGAGAAGAGCGTCTTGAAGACATACGGCACCTGGAACTGTGTACCGGTCGCAGTCCATTTGCCGCCTTTCTTCTCATTTTTCTCTGGAATATACCCATACTGACCCTTGCAGCGATCCGCATCCATATACCTTGCAATATAAACGGCGTTGTTCACAAGACACATCTTCTCGTATGTGGCCTCGTGTTCAAACGTGTACCCGTACTTTTTCGCAAAGTTCATGCAGAAGTCGATGATTTCAGGTGTGGCATCCGGGATTTTGATGGAATCCGTCTTGATGTGTGCCACGGTGAAACCGCGCTGCTGCACTTCGTCCTGCAACGTGCGCATAAATAAAGCCCCTCGAAGCGCCACAATGTTGTTGACGTTCTTGGGGTTGCGGAACGGGTTGTCAAAGGTCGCGCTGGTCATCCCGTACACCATGTTGATGGCGATTTTCAGCGCCTGTGTCAAGGCTTTTGCCTGGCCAGGGTCATCCAGATACTTCGCAAGTTTTCCTCCGAACAGCTTCTTGGCCTTGTCGTACTCACCATGCTTTACATGAATACGCACGTCCATCAGGTCGATGAACTGCTTGGTGTACTCGCCAAAGTAATTCATGGCCGCTGCTGAATGCGGATGCATCGATGCAACGTCCAGCAATGCAACATTGCTGTACATGTTCGGTTCTGCATACACATAGCCGCCCATGCCGAGGTCAGTGCCGCGGAACATGTTGTGCATCTTTCCGTCCTCACCACGCACCCATTCGTAACCGGGAAATGCATTGGTGATGTTCTGATCCGTCAAAATATCAGGCTCAACTTCCACAACCGAATCGGATTTGCCTGTCGCCAGGTCGGTGTAGACCAGCTTCGGATGCTTCTCCCTCCCAAATATAATTCGGGTAGTCAGACTGTTGGTCGTGTCGTTGACCGTCATCCCGGCAAGGTCTGCAAGGATCTCACGCGCTATGAAGTCTGCCTGTCGGTCCTTCGAATAGAACAGCGCCTCCGTTGCCAAAACGTCGTTGTCGCAATACTCTGCGACCTTGTCCCAAAGGCTCTTCGGCACCGGCTGGTCCCAGGGCAAGCCAAGCTCCTGATGGTGGATGCCCAGCTCGATCTCGAACTTCTTCAGGCTCTGTTTCTTCGATGAGAAGTCATAAATATCCGTATAGGATAAGTTATAGGCCTCACCAAAGAAGCCCGTATGCTGGTTGACGATCTGGTTCGACAGCGCATAGATCTGCTCGTTGGACATCCCCAGCATCCGTCCCCAGAGAATGTGGTTGTCGTACTTGCGGTTATTGAACCCGACCATCCGATACTTTGTTAAGCCTTCGATCTCCGCCGGGGTGGGGTTGATCATCCGGTAGACTTTATCCTGTTTGGCAAACTTCCAGTTCACGAGCAGTAGGTTCGGAAACACCTCGCAGTCGAAAAATATCATGGGCTTTTCCTCTCCGGTCAGAGCGTTGCGCTCGATGTCATCCTTCGACTTAAAGTGCATTTTCGATACGATTTTGAGGCATGCGTCTGCCTGGTTGGTGCTGTTGGCCGCGAAGGCAAGGATCACATTCCGCATGTCATCGATATCATACGTCACGTTTCCTTCATACGCTTCCTCCACGATGTGCGCAATGAAGTCCACGCTGGGCTTGGTGTAGGGGCTGATTTCCTTGGCGAGTGCTTTCTTGATGAGAACACGCAGATGCCGCTCATCCTGAATCTGCTTTGTGTCAACCATTTTTTCTCCCTTCAATGGTAAGCCGCTGCTGATGTTTGCGATTGGAATATCATTGCATTTCGACAGTTTTCTCCGGAGCGAGGACTTTCCCGTGAACACCTTCACCTCGATATTCTCGTCATAGACCCGGCTCAGTTTGGCCGCATCGCCGGTGTAAATATAATGTAGGTGGATTCCCGCACCCGATTTGCTCAGCTCCGCGTAGGTTCTGGGCCATTTGGATGCCGCTTCGAGGTTTCGCTCAAAGCTCTTTTTCCCGTCTGGCCCCGGAATATCAAAGTCGATCACAATGTGGTTCTCCGGGACTTTCACATAGTGCAGTCTCGATGTGTCCAGTACGCCCAGTCTGGTCCTGACATTCTCCCACTTTTGCAGGGGCGTGCCATTTTCGTTCGCATACTGTGCCAGACAATCCTTGCAAATATCATTGAAGAGAGAATGCTGCTCTTTGAAGTCAATCCAGGACGAAGGCGGGGGGTCATTTTTCGCAGACTCCCCCTGGGGGGTATCCGCAAATTCCTTGAACTTGTCTGCCTTGAAACCGCTGTAATAGCTGCGCACCCGCTCACCGTTTACATCGGTTTCCCGCTCCTTGTAATCCTCGAAGTAGTTCATCAGTTCTTCCCGGAAGGCACGGCGCGAATACGGATATGGCACGTTTGCAGCCGTATTGTATTCGTTGTACATTGCCCATGCCCGTTTCAGGGAGACACCATTTTCCTTCTTGAAAATATAATAGGAATCCAGCATGAAGTTGTAGAAATCATTGGATGCACCCATCATACGAGTCGGAATATAATCGTCGTACAAACGTTTGTTCTTCTCGTACACTTCCTTGCAGTGGCAAGCGATCCCGCCAAGCTCAAAGTCCACCTTGCCCACCAGGTCGAGGTATTTCTTTGCCGGTATCTTTTCCCCGCTCGGATTCACGTCAATGAGCCGTCGGATCAGGCCCGATTTCGCATCGGTGATTTTGACCGGCTTGTTGGTGCCGAGAAACAGGAAGCACTTAAACTGGTTTGCATAAGCGCTCCGGAATTTCTCATTCACCATCATCGTCTCGTGGGAAACGAGCGAGTTCAGCCGGGTATTGTCCTCGATGTGTGACAGGTCGCCGTCGTGCTGGATTGCGATCAGCGGGTTCGATTTGAACGCTTCCAGTGCAAACGCATTCGAAGATGATCCCAGCGCCTTCGAGTCAAAGGTGCCGCAGTACCCCTCGAACAGCTTCTCTACGATGTTCAGCACCGTAGATTTGCCGCTTCCGGGCGGACCGTACAGTACAAGGAACTTCTGGATCTTTTTCGAGTCGCCATTGACGATGGCACCAATGGCCCATTCGATTTTTTGGCGCTCTTCCGGAGAATATAACGTGCCCACGAGCTCGTCGTAGGCGCTGATGCTCCCCTTTTCCAACGGATACGGCAGACGCTTGGACGCATAGCTGTCCTTCTTGACCGGGGTGTTTGCAAATATCAATGTGTCGTCGAGGGTGTGATAGTTGTCCCGCATCTGCCGCTGGCAGTATCGGTGCCAGTTGTCGATCATGCCGGACTCCGCATCCCACATATGGAGCACCCGATAACTGTCGTTGAGCAGCTGCTTGTGCTCCTGCACATAAATATCAAGCTCCCGGTCGATCAGCTGCAGCGCATCCTGCTCCTCCGTGCTCCATAAACCGCGCTCTTCCAACCAGATCGCATAGAAATCAGAACCCCGGATCATCAAATCTTTGGATTTCTTGATGATGAATTTCGGGTAAATTTCGATCGTATTGCGTTTTCCCATCCGCGTTGCGATCATCAGGAAATCAATCATTGGCAACTGACTTCCTCCTTTCTACGAGGTCTGTGTCAGACTTCTTTTTTGTCGATGCTGGCATTACCGTCGCAGCACTCGTCATTCGTCGGCCGCTGCTCTTCAAAGAGACGCGTCTCAGCGTTCCGTGCGCGCTCCTCTGCTTCCTTGCGCTTCTTTTCACTCTCCCCCAGCATCGTGCAGGCCTTCATGCTGAGCCATGCCAGCCCGATGATGACCAGATTCTTGCGCATGCACTTGCCGTTCAGGCGGCGGATGGTGTGGTTGGTCACCTCCAGCGCAGCCTTGCTGTTGCTCAGGTCGATCAAAATATCAGTCAGTTCCATTGTCAATTTTCCTCCAGTAATTCGGGTCAGCCAGAATCAGCCGACCAATGTTATTCTCGTCTCGACACGCCGTGATTCGCAGCATCACATGGGAATCGTCGAGTATCTTCTCAACGAATCCTTCCATGGGGATGCAGATTTTTGATTCATATGTCATCAAAACTCGTTCTCATTCAGATATGCCATCAGCTGATACCAAATATCAATCTGGCGCATATCTTCGGTCGGATGGGAAAGTGTAAAGAGTCCGCCTGCACCGTTCGGCTGGTAGTCTCTACTGTCGAATCGGTCCAGAATAAATTCAGCCCGATCCTCGCTGAAGCGGCTGTCGTCCATCGCAGCAAGGCCCAGGCTGACCACCATGTTCCAGAACCACTGGCCCACGCGGTTGCCAGCCGTCACATCTTCCATGATGTGTTCCTCCACACGGAGCGCGAGGCCCACCATCATTTCCAGCATACTGCATGGCTCACCGCCGAATGCCGCATCGATCTTCGCATACGGAATATCATTCTCCGTTGCAAATCGGTAACGCAGGTTGCTTCCATCCGTTGCCCGGCAGACGTCCATCTCGCATGCCGGGATGAATCTGCGGTTGTAGAGGAACATCAGCAGCCGGTGAAACGACAGGTTTCGCGGTTCCCATTCCCCGCAGACAATCTTATAGAGCCAGTCATAATACTGCTCTGTCAGCTTCGAAAAAGTCATTCATCTTCCTCCGATAAGACGTTTGCCCAGCACTGCTGAGCCTGAAGGATCTCGTAGTCCTTGTGATAGTTGTTGTTCCGCACATGGATCATGCTCGGCGCAAACTCACCAATGTGCTTCAGCGCCTCCGTACCGATGAGCGTCGGAATATCATCCTCGTCCACCGGTTTCGATTCACCATCGAAGACCAGTGCGCCGTCCGCGTAGTAGGTCAGGAAACTCGTCTCGTAATCATCGTTCTCTCCAAAGCGGTCCGGCTCGATAATCTCGATGGGCTCACAGGTGGCAATGGCTTCCGGGTCCGACTCGGTGCGGTACTTCCCGGCCAGCTGCTCAAAGCTCTTCTGCGTCGCCTTTTCCTCGATTGTCTGGTCCATCTCAGCCTCTTTCTGCTGGTAGTGCTCGCGGACATCCTCGATCTGATGATCAGCGTACTCCTGATACTTTTTCAGGAGCATCCTGTGCATAAAGTAGGCGCCGCCCACAAAGCCCGCTGCAAATATCAACACGTCACGAATGGTCTTGTTCATCGTCTTCTCCTTTGATGCTCATCATGGTGAAAGCCAAACCGCCAAAGAAAAGGGAGACACTCATCAGAATGCCTCCCACGACATGGCGCTTGCGTTTGGTATCGGTCAGATAGTCTAGAAACAGAAACATATTTTCCAAACTGTCCATAACACCCTCACTCCGAAAGAACCGCCAGACCGGATACGAAACAGACTCCGGCCATGGCAGCAAAAACGTAAGAAAGTCTTTTCACGAATCTGGTCATAGCGTATTCCTCCAAAATATCAGTCTCAGATCTTGTCGATGATCGGGCCGTCGCAGTTGAACCGCAGCATCACAGAGCGCTCACCGCCGCTGATGAAACTGTTCAGAGCGTCGTCGCCCTCCACGTAGCTGGTGACGCCAAAATCTACATGGTTCTGCCGGGTCGGATCGTTCGGGTCATAGATCCAGCCCACGATCTGGCCTTCGGGTGTCTTCATGGTCACACCGCCGTGGGTGCCGATGCTGCTCAGAACGTCGTTCAGGAACAGATGCCCCTGCGTGCGCAGACGCTTGTTCGCAGCCTGCTCCATCAGGAACAGGTAATTCCGGTTCAGCATATTGTCCGGCTGCCAGGTGTCCACCGTCTCGTCAAAGATGCAGGTGTAGGGGCTGGTGTGTGCCATGGCGACGTCCTTGTACTCCTTGATGGCCTCCTCAACGCCCTGCTCGTTGGTGTTCTTGCTCTCGATCTCCACGGCCTTGATGTTGTGCTCCAGTTCCTCCTGCACACGGCTGCCAAAGCGGTCTCCCACGCGGGTCTTGTATTCGTTGAATGCCTGATCCAGCGCGATATAAGCCGCCGTCAGGCTTGCATTTCGCTTGCTCATAATGTGGTGCGAGCCGAACATGCAGCCCAGCGAAGCTGCACCAAGGCCGACCGCAGGCGCGTAGACCTTGGCCAGCTTCAGGCCGGTCTGGATGTATGCCGTGGTGATGTCCTTCTTGAACTCCTTCTCGGTGTAGCTCTCGCCTTCGTCCAGCTGGAGCTCACCGTTTTTGATCTGGTCTTTCGCGGCGTGAATGCTCTCTACCGCTGCATTGTGTTCAGCGAGAATATCCTGCGCCTTGATGGTCGCCTTGCAGGCCAGAACCGTCGCAGTTACGCCGCCGATGGCAGCGCCCGCGATCATGATGGTCGGGCTCGCCTTCTTCAGCTTATAGCCGTACTTGGATGCCGTGCGGGTCACAGTGGCCATGATCTCGTCTTTTTTGATGCTTTTCAGGAACTTCATAAATATCAATCCTTTCTATCAGTGCAGCGGTACGGGCTTCGGCAGAACCAGACGGAAGCCGCCCGGAATCCCCTTGATGTATGCCTGATCCAGCATATACCAGCCGTAGTTGTAGTCTGTCGGTTCGTTGGAAACGCCCATCAGGTCCCACAGGTCGCCCACGGTCACCTGCTTGTAGTCGCGGAGGGCGTTGTACATCTGGTTCAAAAGATCATCCACATCGCCACGGCGTTCGAAGTCGAGGTTCTGCAAACTCCGGCGCATCGGCGGGTTCGGATTCCCCGGCCGTCCGTTCTGACTGCCCGAATAATAGCGGTCATAACTGTTCCGCTGGGATGCAGAGCCGGAATATCCACCCGAACTCCCGCGGGAGCGGTCTTCGCCCCAGAGTGCAATGCTGATCGCCGAGTTGAAGATGCTCCACAGGCCGTTTTTGACCATCGGGACCAGATACTCCATCACGATGCGGTCTTTCACCGTTTTGAGGTCTTCCGCCAGAAAATCATTTGCGATCTTCTGAATGTCGTTCTGTTCCTTGACGGTCACCTTACCCTTGACAACCTTCTCAAACTTTTTCTTCGGCTGCTCCGGCTTCTGGCCAATGCTGGACTTCGGCATATCTACTTGTGCCATAGTCTACCCCTTTCAAAAATAAAAAAAGTAAGAGCCTACGATTTCTCGTAAGCTCTCGCTTCATTAAACATTACTTTTCCTCAGAAGTTTCCTCGATGTCCTCATCAACGGTTTCCTCTTCAGGAACTTCTTCCGTGATCACCAGTGGATTGCGCAGATGGATCTTCTTCTTTGCCTTCTTCGGCTTCTGCTCATCCTTTGCCTCCTTCTTGGCCTTGTGCTTCTTGTGCAGACCGTACAATACGGCTGCGCCAACGCCCACAGCGCCAACAATGAGTCCAAAGTTCGAACCAGAATTCGAAGACTGCTCCGTGTTGATCATCTCAACGCTCTCCTCCGGAACGACCTCAACAGAAGTCTCGTTCTCCATAGTAGTCTCGTTCATGTTCTTCATTTCGTCCATTTTTGTTACCTCTCTTTTATTAAAGTTCATAATGTCGGAGTATTACCTCCATAAAGGAAGATGAATTTTTCGCGTCTGGCCGCGGGATGTCGAAAATATCAATACCCCAGCCACTTCGGCGGCGTCGCATAATCGAGCACCAGACAGGGCATCCCGTCCTCATCCAGCTTCGAAGCATAGAACGTCTCGATCTCCAGCGTCGTTTCGGTATCCCAGCCGAGCAGATCTCCGTTCCGGTTGTGCTCCATGCCCAGATAGTCGAACAGGTCGTTTTCGGTCACCCGGAAGTCACTGAGCAGCTGCTTGTTTGCACCGTTCAGGGCGCGTTCCAGTGCGTTCTTGCTCGTCCAGATATAATTCCCGGACAAGCTCTCCCAGCATTTGACCCGCTGGTCATAGGAAATATCATCCTTTTTCAGCCCTTTGGCCACCGGAATATGCTCCGGCTCCGGGCATTTTGCCATTTTCTCAAGGCTCACTGCTTCTCGGATCTCCTGCTCTTTTTCCTTACCAATGGTCTCCACGACCTTGTCCTGGTAGGTCTTCAGCGCAGATTCCGACAGTGTGCAAGCCGCTGCCAGTGCTGCATTCCGGCGTTCATCCACATGGATGGCCCCAATGGTGCATGCAGCGCTCAGGCCCATGCTCACCGCCGTCGGAATATAAACCGGGCCTGCTGTCTTGATGATGGTCTTTGCATCGAGCTTTTCGACACCCAGTTCCTTCTTTTTCTCATCCAGCAGGATCATGGCCTTCGGGGTGGCCGTCACTGCAAAATAAACGGACGTGATGCCGCCGGTAATGGCCAGTCCGCCCAGGATCTTGGATGCGTTCCGGCTCACGCTTCTCCGCGCAGCCTTTGCAAATGTTTTCAGGTTCATGTTCGTACCTCCGTAAAATATAAAAAGAAAGAGCCTACGATTTCTCGTAAGCTCTCGCCTTTTTCAGATGTGTCCATTCTGCTTCAAATTCTCGAAGCGGATTTCTGTTTCACGCTGATCATCACGCTCCAGTTGAATCCGGTAACGGATATATTCGTACAGTCTGGTCGGCTGCTTCTTCAGATAGTGATACAGCCCTGTAAAGCCGTATCCCACTGAACGTACAACTGCCTTCAGTACGCGTACCATTGCCTTGTCCATCTTTGCATAATAGTCATGATCGTACATAAATATCAATCTCCTTTATTTGTCAGTTTGGATTTCTCTTCCATAAGGGAGACTGTATTTTTCGCGTTTACAAGTTCTTTTTCGCAAGCTGACGGCGCACTTCTTCCTGCACCATGTCTTGCAGTTCCTCTTCGCTGCGCTGGTCCTCGATAAGGTCATGCCCGAAGCCCAGAATAGCACTTGCAGCCATCATTGCCACGGATGCCACCTTCCACCAGTTGATCTTATTCATATTCATTCTCCTTTTTTCTCGCAGTAATCCGCATAGGGATCATAGTTGGTATAATTCTCGATGGGCGGCTGGAATGCATCCACGTAGTAGACTTCAAGGCCGTCGTCTGTTGTCTGCTTGTAATACCGGAAGTCGATCCAGTAATATTCCCATTCATTTGCCAGATAATCCATCGACCAACCAGTTGTGTCCCCTTCCGGCAGATAATCCAGTCCGAGGTAATTATAAAGGCTGTTCATGGATGCCTCGCCATCCAATGCAAAGTCGCGGTTCATATGGTAGAACGCATCTGTCAATTCCACCTCTGTGGCATGGAAATATCTTTTTGAGATAGGCTCGTAGCAGAGCAGTTTTTCCTCTGCCATCTTGTCACGAACTTCAGGCAGCTTTTCTTCGCTGATCTGCTCCTGAATTTCTGCTTCTTTTTCCAGCCCGATGTTCTCAATCACCTTCTGCCGGTAGGTCTGATACGTCCTTCCCAGCGCCATGTAGGCCGCAGTCAGGCTTGCAATCTGCTTTTTGTTCAGCGCATTGGAGCTCAGAATACACGCAATGGTGCCGCCGCCCAGAATTGCAGCCGGGACGTATGCTTTCCAGCATATCAGAGCGATTTGTTTCTTTGTCGGTGGCTCCTCCACAATGCCCTGCTCATCTTCGTTGTATTTTCGCAGCGCTTCATCCACTTCGAGCAGATGCTTTGCCTTCGTGGTTGCCCGCCCGGTCTCGATGGCCGTCGCCACGACGCCCACGGACGCCGCCACTGCCAGAATAGTCCCGCCATGCTTGCGCAAGAATCTCGCGCATGTTTTTGTCAGTTTCATTGTCTGACCTCCCATCACAAAATGATTTCACCGTAGAGAAGTTCATAAAGTCGATTGGATGCGGACAAATAGTTTTCGTAAATATCTGCGTCCGCACACATGCTCATGCAGTCCTCCGCGTTTTCCACCTTGGAATAGATCTGCTCAAGGCGTTCTTTGAGCGCCTGAAGTTCACTTTTCGTTGCCTGGTCCGTGCAGCTTTGAATAATGTCGTCCAGTGTTTTCATGATGTTCAACCTCCATTTTGAAAAAATAAAGAGCCTACGATTTCTCGTAAGCTCCATTTCGATTAGTTACTTTCTCTTCATTTTCTCCAAAAGTGCTTCCCTTGTCGAATCAAATACCTTCAGGTTGCGCTTGCAATACCTTTTGTGAAACGTATCGTCCAGTTCATGTGCCGCCTGCATGTGGCCGTATTCTACCAAATCGCCCCATGCGCACGCCATACTTACTGCGGCGAGTACGTCAATCACATAATAAGCTGCAACGCAACCCGCAATTGCTCCAATCAATTTCTTCATAGTTTTGTACCTCCAAAAATATAATTCTGAGACTAATCATCTCATAAAGCATCGAGAAATTTTCGCGTCACAGTATGTCGATACTCCCCAGAATATCCACCAGATCCTTCTTGCTCATCTCGGCGTCGATATCCAGATGCACGTGAACTTTTTTCTCGTTCTCGCTGTATCCGGCAGAAATATCATTGAGATCGACGTTCACGCCATCATATCCCCGCTTACGGATCGCATTCCGAACCGCGTCCGAAATAAGCCCACGCAGAAATGCAGACTGGATGTGCATAATGTCCTCCATGATGTAGTACCTCCAAAAAAATATAAAAATGAAAAAGAGAATGGGCCTCGAACCCATAACCTCCACCCGAAAGTGGCGCTCTACCAATTGAGCTATCTCCTCCATAAAGGCATCTGAAATTTTCGCGTCTGAAAAAGATAAGAGGGCGTGATCTTTCAGATATTGTCCTCTTCCAGATTGCTCTCTTGCATCTCTTTCAATGCCTTCTTCTCGTTCCACTTTGCCCATGCTGCAAATGTGCCCAGGATTGCCAACGACAATCCCATGCCAACTCCGCAGCACTTAAAATAAGTACCCCAAGTCCAAGGTTTGTTCATAAAGTTCTTAATAGCTTTCATCATAGTTTTTTCTCCTTTCAATGTAAGCCCTCTTACCTCCATAATAGAAGCTGAAATTTTCGCGTCTGAAAAAAAGAAAGAGCCCATGCTTTCACATCAGCTCTTCTCCGGGACGGCCCAACTCAAGTTGTGTTTAACCGGTCTATCGTCAAATATCAGTCTTTCGACGGCCGGAATGCCCGACACAACAGCCATACAATAAGCGTTACAATTGCCATTGCTATTGCTGTCATAATCATCTGCCCAACCGTAATCGAATAATTCCAAATTTTCTTAAAAATAGATTCGTTCATATTACATTCTCCTTTTTTCTGGGCCTTTGCCCCATAAAGCACGGAGAATTTTTCGCGTTACACTCCGGCGATCCGATTTGCCCAAATATCATCCAGTTCCCTGCTGTCCAATGTACATCCCAGCAGGCGCCTCGGACTCGTTTCCAGAAAACATGCCAGCTGTTCCAGCCGTTCATTGCAGGGGATCGTGTGTCCGTTGCACCAGAATCCAACACACGTCCGGGATACGCCTATCTCCTTTGCAAGGGTAGCCTGGCTGATCCGTCGCTCCTTCAGTTTCTTCTTCAGGTTCTCGCCGAACTGTGCCCGGTAGCGTCTGGGGTAAGAGGCTCGCACTTCGCGGTTGTTTTTCTCTGTCATATGATACTCCTGTCAAATACAGTCTCCCACCGTTCCCGCTTGATGGGCTTCATGCGCAATGCCCACATAATCTGGCGTACGGTCACGGTCGGATATTCTCCATTTTGATTTCTGCGCCCGGCATGGCTGTCGAAATATTCCCTGAATCCCCGCCGCAGATAGATCTTGTCGGTCAGCCATGGGTCGATGGCACTCCAGTAGGTCGATTTTGTCTTCTCGTTGAATCGCTGCTGGATCACACATAGCCCCCTCGCACCTTCCTTGTAAAGGGTGCACACACGGTATACCGGATGATTGCAGCGGTAGACACTTCCGTAATAACTCGTCCATTCATTGGGCGGCACTTCATGATATCGCATAAAAAATAAAGAGAGCCTGCGACTTTCGTCACAGACCCTCCTCGGTTCCTCCTTTACCTTCTGTCTGTAAAGCCTCTCTTGATCTCGTGTAAACCTTCACGCATTGCTCCGGAAAGCTGCGTCACACCGCCAGCCTCGCAGATCGACCAGTATACGGTCATCCCAATCGTGCCGACAAACGTCAATGCCTGCATCCCCAACTTTGCGATCTCAAGGTGACGCGCCTTCGCAGCCTTCTCCTGATCATTGATGACTTCCTGCTCTTTTCGCCTCTCGTCATCCGTTTTCAGGTTTTGGTCGCTCTCCTGCGCCTCGCCCTTGAGCTGCATGTCGTACAGCTTCAGTGCCGTGTTTGCCGCCGAATTGTACTCGTCCGTACCCGGTTCCAGGTCTTTGAGTTTCGCCAGCGATTGCTTCGCCGCTTCCATCAGCAATTCTTTGTTTTCGTAAGATTCCATTGATTTTCTCCTTTACAAAGTAAATTAGAGTTTCCTCCATTAAGCAGAATGTTTTTCTCGCGCCGAGATGCTCCGGACGTTCAACAGCACATGGTCACGTCCCCGGATGTCATCCGGCGTCGTGTCCAGGTCCAGGAACATGTAATTCGGTGCGTCCTCGTCTCCCGGTGCGATCACAAGGTCTCCAACATCGTTCTGGCTCTCGCTCAGCTGGAAACCGATGGCCACGCCGATCAGAAGCCCCATCCCAAAGATCAGGACAGCAAAGATCATACCAAGTTCAGCGTTCATTTTGAAATCTCCTTTGTACCACTATACCTGTGTTTACGGTCGTCTGCGTGATGAAAAAATAAAAGAGCCTACGATTTCTCGTAAGCTCTCACGCCTTAGATGTCTTTGCGAATCATAAAGAGTTCGCCATTCGATACAATTACTCGAACCATTCCACGGCAGCGGATACGGTCGATCGCAACACTGTAAGCTGCTCGTGCTGTCTCACTCGTAGCGTAGTCATGTTCCACAAACATCACTTTGCTCCGGCTTTCGATAAACACGCGCAGTTTGTCCGTCGCATCGACATATCCTCTGTCGTACTTTCTCTTATTCATCTTGTTCATAATATCAATCTCCTTTCAAATTCCGGAAGACATCTCTTCCATAAAAGAAACCGATTTTTTCGCGTTGTTTCGCAACATTCTATGCTAGGTTAGAAAAATTCTATGTAAAAAAAAAAAGAGCGTATGTTTCCATACGCCCGTTTTCCGGTAACTGATCACCTCCATAAAGGAGCCTGAATTTTTCGCGTCATCCGCGTTCTTTGCTGAGAAGCCAGAAAAAATAACGGTAATATTCGTAGTAAAGTTCCCTACAGCATGGGCACCCGTTTGCCCGCAGTGCATCGTAGCCAAGTCCCTCCGTGACCCCTCTTAATAAGTACGGCCCGACCGCTGAATCGAATTGCCGCATGCACCCTTCCAGAATATCAATATGGCTGGAGTAATAGACGCGTGCAAGCGCCTGGCGCTCCGTCTGGCTTTCCGGAGGGTCACCTTTGAGGATTCCCGAAATATCGCTGGGTGAAAGCTGCCATCCGTCGATGTAGTTGAGTGCTTTTTTCCAGTCATCGTACTGGCGGCAGAAGTGCTTGAGCTCGTAGTACCGTTCTGCCGGAATATAATAGGGGTTTTTCTTCGAAAGTTTGGCCCGTTCTCCTTTCATTTATCGCCCCTCCATTCGTAGCCAGTCTGTTCGTAGAGGAGCTTCGGCGAAATATAATAGCTGATCCGACCATACTTCGAGTCCATCTGCTGGATGTCTGTCACAGTGTGTCCGTTTCGTGTTGCCTGGCCGATCGGCAGCCAGCCTGCAATGATTCCAGCTCGCACCCATGCCGGGTCCCGTCCATAGACCCTCGCAGCCACACGCACCGGCACAGACCCCAATTTTAATTTCGCTTTGTCCATTTTACATTACTCCTTTTTACTTATTCTAAGAGCATTTTTCTGCATCTTAGGTTCAAAAGGATATTACCTGACAAAGTGGTCGTCTGCGTGATGTATTTTTTTCTTTTTGCCCTCAAAGGATTGACAATGAAATATTCATCGTTTAACCTAGAATAGCTTTTCAAAAATAAAAAGCCCGATTTTTTCGAGCTTTCCATTTTGATTTGCGGTATTCTATAAAATTGTAAGGAGGTACCTATGTTAAAACCATGCCCCGAATGCCACAAGAAGGTGAGCGACCAGGCCGTTGCATGCCCTCACTGTGGATACCCGCTAAAAGCACGACAAAAACCGGTATATGCAAAAACATCGCAAAAGCATATGCGGCTTCCAAATGGATTTGGCCAGATCACAGAGATTCAAAATGCGCGTCTTAGGCGTCCATTTCGTGTAATGGTCACCGTCGGAAAATCGCCAGAAGGCCGTCCAATTGTCAAGCCACTTCAGCCAGTAGCCTATTTTGCGACTTATAATGAAGCGTATCAAGCACTTGTCGAATATCATAGAAATCCGTTCGATCTTTCCAATCTTGTCACGATGGATGAACTATACGCGCATTGGTATGAGGAACGAACAAGAAATGCTTCTCCACAGGCCCTCCGGCAATATAATTCCGTTTGGGCATACGCCGAAGAACTTCACGCCATGCCAATTCGAAGTGTCCGTGCCTGCGATCTCAAGAAGGTCATCATGACAGCCCATCGAACAATTCATGGAAAAGAACGTGCAGCATCTAACAATACGCGAAGCAAGATGAAATCAACATTCGACCAGCTGTTTGATTATGCAATGGCAAACGAGCTGGTAGATAAAAACTGTGCGCGGACGTTTTCGCTCAATATCGAGGCACCAGTCGTCCACAAAGAACACCTTACCTATACAGATGAAGAAATAGACCTTCTGTGGAAAAATATTGATCTTCCATTTGTCGACGTTGTGTTGATTCAATGCTATTCGGGATGGCGGCCACAAGAACTTCTGAATCTGAAAACATGTAATGTTGATCTCGAAAAGAAGAGTTTTCAAGGTGGGATGAAAACAAAGGATGGCAAAAACCGCATTGTTCCGATTCACTCTCGGATTTATCCGCTTGTTGAAAAACGTTATCTTGAATCGGTAAACGACAACAGTGAATATCTCATCACGCAGCACTTTCGCAACACAACAAGGGTAATCCAGATGAACTACGATACCTACCTGACCGGGCTGCAAGCGATTGTGAAAGAACTTGGTTTGAATCCGGAACATCGTCCTCACGATGCACGTGTAAGATTTGTCACCGCTGCCAAGAAAGCTAAAGTAGATGAATACGCAATCAAGATCCTAGTTGGGCATCATATTCAGGATATCACCGAAAAGACATATACAAAACGTGACCTTGATTGGATGCGCGACGAAATCGAAAAAATCAATTAAAAATCCATATTGGGTTCATTCTAGCGACACGACTCCAGAAATAGAATTACTGTACGAATTACTTCATTTTCACGGCCTTTTATTGAGCCTTTTTTCGAAAAATAAAACGTAGTTAAAACGTTTTTGATTTGCATCGACTTCGAGCAGTTTCCATAGTAATGATCCCTTTAGAATTTGTTCGG